TGATATACAACTTAAATCTGGAGATGATTCTACTAATAAAGATGATGGACAAATAACATTTAGTACCAATACAGGAACTGGCATATCAGAAAAAATGCGACTACTAGCAAATGGTCGTTTTCTAATAAATACGACTTCAGCAATAGGTGCTGGAAATAATGGTGGTGGTTTAGATGTTTTTGCAGTAGGTGGCGGTCCTCATGTTATGAATCTAAAAAATAGTGATACTAGCGGTGGTGCGAACCAAATTAGATTTATAGATGGTAGTGGCGATGTTTGTGGTGAAATAAATTCAAATGCAACAAACAATACTACATCTTATGGCACTTCATCCGATGGTAGATATAAAGATGTTATTGGAGAAGCTAGAGGTTTAGAAATTATTAACAGTCTAAATCCTGTAAAATTTACATGGAAAAGTTCTGGTAAAGAAGATGAGGGTTTGATAGCACAAGAGGTTTTAGAAATAGTACCTTATGCTATAACTGGTAGCGAAGAAACTAAATATATGATGGATTATAGTAAATTAGTTACGCCTTTAGTAAAAGCTATCCAAGAACAACAAGAACAGATTGATGCCTTACAATCTGAAATACAACAACTTAAAGGAGAATAAAAAATGGCAATATCATATACTTGGGATGTAAAAACTTGTGACACTTACCCTAGTCACACAGACAGTCAAGATCCAGCAAATACTGAGTCTGATGTTGTTTATAATGTACATTGGCGACTTACAGCAGAAGATGATGCTAACCAAGATGCTGAGGGCAACAACTGGACAGCTAGTGTTTATGGAACACAAGGTTTAGATGTTAATGACTTATCTAGCTTTACAGCATGGGATAGTTTATCGGCTTCCACTGTACAAGGTTGGGTAGAAACAGCTATGGGTTCTGATGCAGTTACAAATTTAAAAGCTGGATTAGATGCAAACATAGCTGAAAAAATTACACCAACATCTGTTACTAAAACACTTAGCTAAAAATGGCTTTGTTGCCCGTAACCCCGCCCGCAGGCATAGTCAAAAATGGTACTGATTATGCCAATAAAGGTCGATGGGTTGATGGCAACCTTGTTCGTTTTGAAAACGGTTTTTTAAAACCTATTGGCGGTTGGTCCAAACTTAGAAACACAGCATTAACTGGCGAGCCTATAGGCATGTATGCCTACAAAGATAATGCTGGCGATTCTGTATTAGCAGTCGGCACAAGACAAAAGGTTTATGTTTTATACGACAACACATGGACAGATATAACACCTACAGGGTTTGTAAGCGATGCTTCAAATGATCCATTAGGTTTTGGTGCATACCATTGGGGAGTAGAAGATTACGGCGATGCTAGAAGTCAATCTGGACTACCTCTTGCATCAGGACATTTTTCATTTGATAATTGGGGAGAAGATTTAGTTTTTTGTTTCTCTGGCGATGGCAAAATATATAAATGGAGACCAAACTCAGGCGGTACAGCAGACACTATTGCAACGGTAGTGACTGGCGCACCTACAGGATGTCAAGCTGTATTAGTAACCAATGAAAGACATTTAGTAGCTATTGGCTCTGGTGGAGATCCTAGAAAAGTATCTTGGAGCGATAGAGAAGATAGAAACACATGGACATCAAAAGCTACCAACACAGCAGGCGATGTACAAATACCTACAGGTGGTCGTGCATTATTAGGGGTAAAATACCAAAACGATGTCATAGTTTTTAGTGATACTGGCATAGATAGAATGTACTATGTTGGTTCTCCTTTTGTTTACGGTATATCAGCAGCAGGCGCTAATTGTAAAGCAGTCAGCAGAAGATCAGTAGTGCAAACAGGTAATTTTTTAGCATGGATGGGAGAAAACTCATTCTTTGTTTACGATGGTGTCGTTAGAGAAATCAAATGCGATGTTCACGATTTTGTTTACGATAACTTAAACATTACAGGTAGGCAGGCTTGTTGGGGTGGACATAACTCTAATTTTAATGAGATATGGTGGGGATTCCCAAGTGGCGATGGACAATATACACCAAACAAATATGTAATATGGAATTACTTAGAAAATACATGGTCTATAGGTTCTTTAGATAGAGGTTGTTGGATAGATCAAGGCGCATTTGATTATCCTATAGCTGGCGATTCTAGTGGATTTATATATGAACACGAATCCACAACCCTATCAAACTCTCCAAATCTAAATACAGATGTACCATTTTGTACAAGCGGTCCGATAGAAATAGGTAATGGCGATAACTATGTACAATGTAATCAGATAATACCTGATGAAGAAGCAAACACATTACCAGGTGTAACTATAAGTTTTAAAGGTAAGTTTACACCGCTAGGCTCAGAAACAGATTTTGGCAGTTTTACTTTTGAAAATGATGGTTATACAGATGCAAGGTTTACTGCAAGACAAGTTCAAATGACTGTGACAGGTAGCACAACACAAGATTTCCAAGTTGGTAAAATTAGATTAAATTTAAGAAACAGAGGTAGAAGATAATGGATTTATCTTCACAAAGACAATACATACAAAGAGCAATTAATGTTAAGTATTCTTTTGCAGCTACTACACAACAAACAATATATACAGCACCTAGCGGTGGCGATTTTGATTTTGTAATTATTAAAGGTTTTTTAGCTTGTGACCATGGCAACCAACAAACAAATTTAGATGTATCTATAACAGACACAAGTTCTAATGAGTTTTTTATATATAAAGAAAAAAATATATCAGCACACGAAACAATAGAGTTACAAACAAATGCAGGCATAGTTTTACAACAAGGAGAAGTTTTAAAAGCACAAGTTAATCATGCAAATATAGATTTATATTTAAGTATTATTGAATATGCAAAAGGCGACTAATAATGTCATTAACATAAACCAAGCACATAAAGAGCCTTGGGAAATAGAATGGGAACGATGTAAGCCATATATTGAAAAAGCGGTAAAATATCAAGATTCCTATACAATTAAAGACATAGAGGATAAAATAAGAGCAGGCATATTTCATTTATGGCCAGGCAAAAAGTCTGCATACATAACTGAATTTGTAATGTTTCCGCAAGCAAAAGCGTTAAACCTTTTGTTTTGTGGTGGCGATTATACAGAACTTGAAGAAATGCTGCCATCAATAGAAGCATTTGCAAAAGCCGCAGGTATTAAAAGATTATACGGTGGCGGTAGAAAAGGATGGATTAGAAAAATAAAACATCTTGGATTTGAAATAGAACACATGGTAAGAAAAGACTTATGAGCAAAGGAAGAACCACAACAGTAGAAGAAGCAACAATACCAGCTTTTCAAGAACAACAGATGAAAGAGTTGTTTAGCAGAGCTAGGGGTGTAGCACAGCAACCTTTTGTGCCATATACAGGACCAATGGTAGCTGGCTTTAGTCCAGATCAACTCAGACAATTTGAAGCCACTAGAGGTTTGTTTGAAACTGGTATGCAGTATGACCCATTGACAGGTATGCAACAACTAGCACAAGCTGAAACACCAAGTTTGCTTGGCGCAGATATTGGTGCATATCAATCGCCATATCAACAACAAGTACTAGATTTGGCTATGCAAGACATTCAGCGACAAGCTGATATAGCAAGGACAGGAGCGCAAGAAAGAGCAATACGAGCAGGCGCTTTTGGTGGTTCAAGGTCAGCTTTATTAGAGGCTGAATCACAAAGACCTTTTGTAGAGCAAATGGCAAGAACTTCTGCGGGATTAAGACAAGCAGGTTTCGAGCAAGCGCAAGCGGCGGCGGAAAGAGATATTGGCAGAGAAATGGCTGGCAGACAGTTCCAAGCAGGTTTATTAGGTTCTTTAGGCGCAGGCCAAATGCAAAGACTTGGTTTGTTAGGCGGTATAGGTACACAACAACAAGCATTACAACAAAGAGCGATAGATGCAGCAAGAGGCGAGTTTGGAAGAGCATTAGGCTATGGACCACAACAACTGGGTTTATTACAAGCTGGTATAGGAACACCGTTAGTTGGTGGCACAACAACACAGCAACAAAAAACTGGCGCAGGCGATATTTTAGGAACTTTAGGGCAACTAGCTACTTTATATTTTTTAGGTAAATAACATGGCAATTAATGATTTAACAAAACCTTTTGGCTTAATAAGTCCAGACTTGCAACCAACTTTAGGACCTATAACCCCGCCACCTATGATGCCACAAGCACCACAGGTTTTAGGCGATGCTTTGAGTGACAAAAACAGACAGCTTGCCATCATGTTGTATGGTCTTGGTAGCGCACTTAAAGGTCAAGATCCCTTGCAAGCTGGTTTAGGTTTACAACAAACTCTACAAAAACAAAAGGAAATTAAACCTATGTTTCCTGGTCAAGGCATGACAAATCAATTTATGAATGTTTTGTTACAAGGTCAACAAGATGAATCAATAAGAAACACTCCTATTTATAAAACTGCTTATGACTTTTTATCACAACAAAAAACTGAAACATACATCAATGAATTAGGTCAAACAGTAACAAGAAAAGTACCAAGCATCATTCAACAAGGAGACTATCTACCTCCTATAGGTTTTGATTTTGATGCAAAACCTGAAGAAAAGCCAAGTGAAGTAGTGCAAGAGGTTACACAAGAAAGAAGAAAAACATTAATCACAAATATTGATACATTAAACAATTCATTAGTAAAACTAGAAAATTTTGAACAAGCTGTTGATGAAATACAACCAGGAGTTTTTACTTTTGGAGAAGAGCGTGCAAAAATTAAAAGTTTACATACAAGCATATTGTTAGAGCTTAAAAATTTAGAAGAACTTGGTGTCTTAGCTGGACCAGATTTAGACTTACTTTTAAGTCTGTTAGGAGATCCTACAAGTTTTCAGCAAAGATTTACGCAGGGTGGAGTTGCTGGGACTAAAATACAAATACAAAATATTAAAAATACTATTGCAGAAAAAAAGAACAGATTTAACAAAGAGCTTGGTATAGAAACACAGGATATACAACCAACACAACCAACAGAGGCATATTTGTATGGTAGAAAAATAATTTTAAATCCAGAAAAGACTGGATGGATTTATGAAGATACAGGAGAGCCAGCAGAATAAAATGGCAATACCAAGTTTACCAGAAAATGCTTACACACTAGAAGAACCTGTTATTCCAAAGTTACCGACAGGTGCTTTGACTAAAGAATTTTTAGAAGCAACGGATAAAGAGTCTGGCGCACCCAAATTTTTAAGGTCAACTGTGTATGCTTACAAAAAACCAGAAGATAAACTAAAGATTATAAGAAAATATTACCCTGAAGCTATACCTTTTGGGAACAATAATTTTATTTTCTTAAATCCTACAACAAAAGAACCTGTTCTTTTTAACCCAGAGGGTTTAGATATAGGGGACTTAGCAGAGTATGCTAGGATTGGTGCAGAAATATTAGGTGCAATAGGCGGAGGTTTGGCTGGTGGTCTTGTTACATCTCCTACTGTTGCGGGCATACCAGCAGGCGTGCTTGGTGGATCTGTTGTTGGTTCAGTTAGCGCAGGCGAAGCATTTGACCAAATTATGCGTAGTTTTTATGGCAAAGGCACGGAAGATACAAGGACAGTTGGGGAACATTTAAAAGATGTCGGCATCCAAGCAACTGTTGAAACAATTGCACCGCCTGGTATTTCCAAAGCTGGTGGTTTTTTAAGAAAAAATGCAAATAAACTTTTTAATGATCCAAATGCTAAAGCAATTATAAATTCAGCAGAAAATTTAAACATTAAAGATTTGCCATTGGGTGTAATGACAGGACCAACTATTGCAAAAACTGAAAATGCATTAGCAAGCAGTTTAGGTGGCTCTGCAATTAGTAAATCTTATTTAGCATCAATGGACCAGCTCAATAAAGCAATTTTTGATTTGACAGAAGAGGGCCATGATTTAGCAAAAAACCAAGCTGGGGACATAATAATTACAGGTGCAAAAAGATTTGAAGATAATTTTATAACTGAATCAGATGCGTTATATAAAGCGTTGAATGATAAAATACCAACAACAACAACTTTCAATCTTCCAGCAACGCAAAATGTTTTAGCATCTTTACAAACAAAATTTACTGATCCTAAGTTGGGCAAAGAGTTTGGTTCAGCTATGGCTGCAAAACTTAAAAAAGCTATGGGCCAAGAACCAAAATTAACTTATCAAGATATGACAGCTTTAAGGTCAGAAATTGGTGGTATGTTAAAAGGTAATTTTGTAATTGGCACATCTCCAAATATAGCAGATTTAAAAAGA